TGAGGTGGCCATCCCGCTGCTCCACCAGATGCGCTCCCAGGTGCCGGTCATCTTCGATGATATTGAGGAGGCCGCCCATGAAACTGTGTGACCGCTGCCCCCAGGCTGGCTCTTGCCTGTTGAACTATCTGGGCAAGGCTTGCCACAAGCTCCGTATGCAGGAGTGCCCGGAGGTGGTCCCCACCACGCTGGAGCTCATGCACAACATGGACGCTGAGGAACTGGCCGCTTTCCTCTCCAAGACCTTTTGCCAGTCCCTTGGAAAAACGCAACTTTTGGAATGGCTCAATAAGGAGGTGCCCAATGAAACGCTCTGAGATTTTGGAGGCCGCCCGCCGCTGTGTCTGCGGTGAGCGTGAGCAGGACTATGGCACGCCGGAGAATAACTTTGAAACCATCGGCCTGCTCTGGGGTGTCTACCTCAGAGCGGCGCACCCGGAGTATGCCAAGGTCATGCCCATCAACGGCATCACGGCCAAGGATGCCGGCACTATGCTGGCCCTGCTCAAGGTGGCCCGCATCGCCACCGGCTCCAGCCCTGACAGCTTTATTGATCTGGCGGGCTATGCGGCCTGCGCCGGTGAAATCGTGACAGAAAGGAGCTGCCCCTATGAAAAAGCGGAAACCCAGACCCAGGAGTGAAAAGCCCCGAATGTGCGACCCCGGCATGTGTGACTGCTGCCAGTACATTGGTGAGGGTGCCTTCATCTGTGACAAAGGCCCCGGCCAGCCGGTCCTTGTGGTTGAGGACTGGCAGCCCAATGAGAACGCCGGGCGCTGCCGGAGGGGCACAAAGCGATGAACAGAAAAGAGCGGCGAAACTTGCAACGCCAAGGTGTGCAGGTGCCAAAAGACCCCACGCTCAACATCAAGCTCTCCGCTCTGGGCAAGTCCATAATGACCCCGGAGATGCAGATGGCCATGATGCACGAAATCAACCAGCAGTGCCTTGAGAAAGATGACTTGCTGGCTCTGGATGTGGACTGCATGGTGCTCTGGACACTGCACCGGCACCTGGGCTTTGGGGTCAAGCGGCTCCATAACTTTTATCTGGCGATGGCCGCAGAACACCGCCGGATGCGTGACTTTTATGAAATGGATGACCTGTACCCGGAACGGCTCAAGCTCAAGGAGCTGGGTGCAGATGTCGAACAATGGCAAAAGGAGGTGCTGGCCAATGAGCCCAAAACCCTGGGAAAACGCTGAGGGCTACGCAGACCCAACAGCATACAACGCCATCAAGAAAGTGTCCGCAGAGGGGCATGAGGCGCTGGATGCCAAGGTCAACACTCTCATCAAGGTCCTCAAGTTTATCATTGCGGAAAGCGGCTTTGAGCTGGCAGCCCGCATTGAGCTCCGGGACCGCAAGACAGGGAGGTTTTTTAGATGACAACCATCACAACGATTTGCAAGCGCTGCGGGCGCACCCGTGTCACTAAATGTGTGGACACCTTTTACTCCACCGCAGATATGTGGTCCAGCGCTTGCGGATTTTTCCACGGCATCACCCGTCACTGGGGCACACTGTCCCCGAAAGCTCACAGATGGGCCCCGTTTTACTGCGTGGTGGTGCCCCTGCGCCTCATCCTGGCGCTGGTCTGGGACCTGCTCCGGGCAACGCTGCTTGTGGTGACTTGGCCCGTCTGGTGGCTGCATGAGGAGGTGCTGGGACGATGACCAAATGCGAAACGGCAATCTGCCAGCTTGCGGTGAATGTCTATGGCAAGACCAGCCAGTGCACGGTCTGCATGGAGGAGATGGCAGAGCTCACCAAGGAGCTCTCCAAAAACCTCCGTGGCCAGGACAACGCCGCCCACATCGCCGAGGAGATCGCTGATGTTGAGATCATGCTGGAACAGCTCAAGCTCATGTTTAGCATCCGTGATGAGGTGACCCAGCAGCGCACCGTCAAGCTCCAGCGGCTTGACAACCGCATTTCTCAATCCCTGATACATCCGAAACCGTGAGGTGTGACCCATGCAATTTGACCGCAAAATAACCATCTCCGCCGGTAGCAGCCGGAGGGCCATGGTCTGGCAGGCGCAAACCCTGCTCATTTCTGAGCTGTGGGCAAAGCTCCAGACCCCCGCCAGAGGCACTGAGCCCCTGGCAGAATATCTGAATATGAAAAAGGCCCAGCAGGATGACCTCAAGGATGTGGGCGGCTTTATGGCAGGCACACTGTCAGGCCCCCG